CCGGATATGCCGACGAGAGCGGGCCGCTCCTGATGTGCGCAGGCGCGATCGTGTCGGCCTACACATTCAAGGACGGCACGGACGTCACGACAGAACTGGAGGTGCGCGATGGGTACTTCGAAATCCGTGACACTGCCGTTTCAATTGGCCAGGGTCCGGGCGCTTCGGCCAAGTCGATTATTCGTTCGATCGCAAGCCAGATGGGCCTGCCGCTGGTCATGGCCGACGATGCCCCTGAGCGGTCATGGGCGAACGGGTTTTCGTTCTACGGTCCTGCTCGGGCAGCGCTGCACAAAGTCGTCCAAGGCACGGGCCTTGAGTGGTCAATCCAGAACCAGGCATTGCAGGTCGTCACCAAGCGCGGTGTAACGGCACGGCAGGCGGTCGTATTGGCGGCAGATTCCGGCCTCATCGGCTACCCGGAGCGGCAGCGCGAAGGCGCTCGAGAAAAGGCCAAGGTCACGGACGCCACGACCGGCCAGCGCGCGAACCTCGTCAGTGCGAACCAAGAGCGGGACGGCTGGCGCGTGCAAAGTCTGCTCCTGCCGCAGATCAATCCGGGCGATCTGGTCAAGCTGGAGTCGCGCACGGTCGAAGGTTTCTTCCGCGTGGAGACGGTCAAGCACCAAGGAGACAGCGAGGGCGGCGACTGGATAACCGAATTGGAGCTCGTCGATCGCTACGCGCCGACCAAGGCCGAAGCGGCGGCATCTGACAAAGCCACAAAGAAGGCCGCCAAGGCGTCCGGCACGTAACAAGCAGGGGTACAGCATGGAAGTGTCGGACATTCGCAGCCTGATTAGATCAGAGCTGGCGGAGGTGCATACCTGCCTGCCTGGCAAGATCATCGGCTACGACGGCACGTACGCCATCGTCAAACCGACGCTGGACAAGCAGCTCGCAAACGGCCAGACGCTCGCGGCGCCGCAGATCGTCAAGGTGCCTGTCTGCTGGTTCGCTGCGGACAAGGGCAAGGCGCTGATAACGGTGCCGCTCAAGCCTGGCGATGACGTGCTGCTGCATTTCTCCGAACGCGCCTTGGAAACATGGCTCGGCGGGTCCGATCAGGCGCCGGACGATCCGCGCATGTTCGATCTGTCGGACGCCTTCGCCTCGCCGATGCTGCGGCCGACGGTGGGCAAGGCAGACACCGAGGCGGTCGTCGTGCAGTACGACAAGGTCAAGCTTCGCCTGCATCCGAACGGCGACGCGGATCTTGTTTCACCGGGGATTTTCACGGTCGACATGATGACCAAGTTCATGAAGCCGGTGGAGTTCTACGCAATCGCGACGCACTTCGCGACGATCCTGGCGAACGCGGGCATCACCATCGGCGGCACTGCGCCCGGTGGCGGCACGGCGAAGATCGTTGGCAACATCGAACACATCGGCAACCTCGCTCACAGCGGCGGCGTCATTACTTCGACGGCGACGGTGCAGGACAACCATCACCACGTAGATCCGCAAGGCGGCAACACAGGGCCACCAGTATGAGCATCGACCTCGCATTGACACTGGACACGCACGACCTCGACCTTTCCCCTTCGGGGGACGCGAGCTGGATCGAGGCTGCCGAGCGGATCGCGCAGCAAGTCAAGGTGACGCTGCTCGCCTTCTTGGGTGAGTGGTTCCTCGACATCACGTTTGGCGTTCCCTATCTGGAGACGATCATGGTCAAGGGTCCGAACCGCTCCGACATTGAATCGATCTTGCGGGCGCGCATCGCAGACGTTCCGGGCGTGAGCGGCGTTCGCCGGCTGGACCTTTTCATCGACAACGCGGCGCGCACGCTGGCGGTCGATTTTGAAGCGGCGACCGACTTCGGGATTGTCGCGCGTCACATTCTCATGGGGCGGTAATTCATGGCTGATTATGGCGTTACCCCGTACGGCTATGTCCGCATGCGCCTTCCCGAGATTCGGCAGGCCATCGTTGATGATCTGACCGCGCGCCTGCATAACGTGGGCATCACCGGCCCGATCGAGACGCGGCCCGATAGCGTGACGGGCCTGTTAATCGACACCTTCGCAGATCGTGAGGCGGCGCTATGGGAGCAGTCCGAGGCGGTGTATCTGTCCATGTACCCCGGCTCGGCGAGCGGCATCAGCCTCGACTACGCGGTGAGCTTCACGGGCGTGACCAGACTGCCGGCGGAACCCTCCCGCGCGTACGTGGTCGCCTATGGCGCGGAGGGAACGGTCCTGCCGGCAGGCGTGCAGATCCGCAACCAGGTCACGCAAACGATATGGGCTACGACCGAAGACACGACGATCACCGCTGGCGCGGCGGGCGACGTGAGTATTCGGCCGACGGTGGCCAATAGCACGCTGTACCGGGTCACGATCGACGGCGTGCCGTACAGCTACACATCAGACGTCAGCGCCAACATCGGCGAAATTCTCGGCGGTCTGGTCGCTGCGGTAAGCGTCAGCGGCTTGTTTGTCAGTTCCGACGGTGCGGTGCTGCATGTGACGGGCGACGGGCGAATTACGTTCGCTGTAGCGCTTACCGGCCCGCTTGCTTTCGCGGAGCTTGGTTCTGTCGCGCTGGCCGCGACTGAAGTCGGCCTCGAGGAGGAATCCCCGATCGGCGTGCTCAATCAGATCGTGACGACGGTCACGGGCTGGGACCGGGTAAACAACCTTCAGGCCGGCGCAGTGGGGCGCCAGACTGAGACCGACGCGGAGCTTCGCGCACGCTATTCAACCGGCGTCTATCGGCTTGGCGCCGCGACGCTGCCAAGCATCGCCCCCAATATTCTCGAAGACGTGCCAGGCATTAGCGCGATCAAGGTCTTCGAAAACGATTCCGACGTGGTCGGCACCGATGGCCAGTACCCGCACAGCATTCACGTCATCGTACAAGGTGGGCTGACCGACGAAATCGGCATGGCCATCTATCGTGTCAAGGCCGCAGGAATCGACACCTTCGGCGCGGTAGAAGTCTTCGTGCCGGGTGACGATGGCGTAAATCATGCGATTTACTTCGACCGGCCGACGCCCGTCTATATCTGGGCAAAAGCGGTGCTGACGCTCCTGCCGCCAGCCGAAGAGCAATTCCCTGTCGATGGAAACGCGCAGGTCGCGAACAACATCGTCGCGACTGGCGAGCTTCAGGAAATCGGGCAGGACGTGATTGTGCAGCGCTATTACTGCGCGATCTTCGGCGTGCCAGGCATCGCCTCGATTGATCTGAAATTCGCGCACAGCACGAACCCGGCTTTTGTGCCGGCGGCGGGTGACTTCAGCGCGGCGAACATCACCATCGAGCAGTACGAGCTGGCGGTCTTCGACATCAGTCGGGTGACGGTCACATGAGCCTCGATCTACAGCAAGACCATCAGGAAATATCGTGGGGCTACTGGCTGGCGCAGTTCGTCGGCAAGCCCAAGCTGGAATCGCTGGTCAAGGCGCTGCTCAAGCCTGGTGCGATGCTTCAGGAGGCGCTGTACGAGCTGTTCAATGATCGCTGGCTACACTCGGCAGAAGGCGCACAGCTTGACGGCATCGGCGAGATAGTCGGCTTGCCGCGTGAAATTGCCGGCGTCGGCGTGATTGTGTTCTTCGGCTTTGAGAGTCAGCCGAACATCGACACCTTCGGCAAGGCGCGAATCCGCCGCATCTATGAAGACCCGAGCGCCGGCACCGGCCAGCTCGACGACGAGAGCTATCGCAAGATGCTCTATTGGAAAATTGCCATCAACAACGGCCACGGCACGGCGCCGGAAATCATCGCGAGCCTCAAAGCGATCTTCGGCGCTACAGCGGTGATTGTGCAGGACATGGGCAACGCAAAAATCCGCATCTGGATCGGCACGCTACCCGTGCCGGGCGACCCGATCATGGCGAACGTGCGGCGCTGGATTCCGAAAGCCGCAGGCGTCGGCTTGCAAGTCATCACCGGATCAACAGCGAAGCCTTTCGGCTTTATTTCACAAGGCTTTTACGGCTTTGGCGTAGGCGTCATGGCGCGAGGTATTTGATATGGCTGACATGAATTTTTTCACCGACTTCAAAAAGCTGTGGGGCTCAACCGGCACCATCGAGCCGGTTACGCAAGATCAATATCAGCTTGGCTGGGCGTACATCGGCGCGCTACCGCCCGCTGTCGAGCAATTCAATAAGGTCCAGCAGCTATCTGACGAGAAAATCAAGTGGCTTTACACGCAGATCGAAACCTATGCGGCGGCGCATAGCATCCCGCTGACTGCGGCTACCGTTGACGCGCTAGGTCTGGTGCTGACGCATGCGCTGTCGGCTGGAGTCACGCCACCGCAGTTTGATAATGACACCAGCTATGCAACGACTGCTTTTGTTCAGCGGGCGCTTGGCAATCGCAGCGGCATGATTCTACCGACGCTGCCATTTACAATTCTCCCGCAGCATCTCGGCCACCAAATCACGATTACTAGCGGCACGCCGGGGAATATCACTTTACCGCTGCTTTCGGCCACAACGGGGGGCGTTTCACTTCGTATCTGGAATTACACGGCGGGCGTCGCTACGGTCGTTTGCGCTGGCACTGACGGCATACTTCATGCAAATGCAGCGCCAGTATCGTCGTATCCGATTCAACCGGGCATGACATTGGAACTTGTTTCCGCTGGTGGCGGATATTGGCATGCGGTCGGCGGGACATCCGCACAGGCCACCGCTCCGCAGTTCAACAATGCGAAGAACTTGGCGACGACTGAGTTTGTAAAGCGTCAAGGCCTTCAGGCGTCTGGCATTTATTACTTCGCCACAAATACGACGCTGACGGCTGCGCATGCAGGCAGTGCGATCTACAACTATGGGTCTGGTGTAAATATCACATTGCCGCTCATTTCCACGCTTGCGGAAGGCGTGGAGATAAAGTTCTGGAATGTTGGCACATCGTTCTATCTGATAGGGCAAGGGACCGATCAGATCAGACTGCCAGCGAGCACTGGTGCAGCTAATTTCCTCGTTGGTGCGGGTGATACCATCACCGTAACCGTCGCGAATGGCACGTGGTGGATCACCAATGGCTCGGTGACGCTGCCCGGATCGGCGCTGTTCGCAGCCAGCAAGGCCGCTAGCGGCTACCAGAAGCTCCCGAGCGGCCTGATTATTCAGTGGGGCTCTATCATCACTTCCGATGCTGGTTTCGTGACGGTGACGTTTCCTATTGCTTTCCCGTCGCAGTCTTATCAGGAGTGGCTTACACCTTACATATCGAATCAGGAAATGGTGACCACGGCTGTCAAACATACCGGCGCAGCGGCATCCGTTGAAATTGCCACTTCCATTGCAGCGGGATATCACGGCGTTTTAACAGGCTGGCTTGCTATTGGAATTTGAGGAGATACGAATGTTCTATGCAAAATCAACGAACGGTTTCTATGCCGAGGACATACACGGATCGCGCAATATCGACGTGATTGACCCGGCATGGATTCGCCCCACGACAACGATCACGCTGCAACCCGGCGAGTCAGTCGAAATCGACGGCCAGACCTACGAAAACTCGACCGAGGAACCGGCTGATTATGAAGTGCCGGACATGGCCGCCGCGCCGGACACAATCGAACAGCCAAACCCTGCCACGCTGATTCCGACCGATGCGGTCGACATCACGACCGAGGAATGGCAGGCGCTGCTGGCCGGTCAAGCTGAAGGCAAAGTCATCACGTCCGGCGCTGACGGCGTGCCGTATCTGGCCGACCCGGTTCCGGCAGATCCGGCCGTGCTATTGCTGAATCGGCGTCTCGCAAACGCGCGCCGCTATCTCGCGGAAACCGACTGGCTGGGCGACCTTGTCGATATGGGTCAAGAGCAACATCTACC